GACCGCCAAAGAAGAATTTTCCCAGATATCCAATGGGTCAAGACGAGCCTCAATCGTTTTATTGAGAAGTTCAGTGTCGTTCTGAGTTTCAGTTGTGAACCCATACATCCTTTCCCAGTTCTCAGGCAACTCTTGCGAGACAACTCCGTTATGCACTATTGATAAATCAGGACTAGTTTGTATGGGTTGATTGAATCTGAGGTCACTGGTTGAATAACGACAGTGACCGATAAGGTAGAGGTTGCCATCCTCATTTAACAAATGCTCCATATTTGAGAGAGGAGAGAAGTCAGGAGCAGGGACTGCTTCAATGAGGGTGACAACCTTACCATTCTTTACATACGACAATCCAGTCGCGTGTAATCCCCGAATACGAGATTCAAGGAAAACATTCCGCACCAAATCTAAATCTTCAGACGTGGGGGAATTTAATTGTGCGCCAATCACTGCGCACATATCAGAACAAATCCTCGAGTGATGCGGATTCAACAGATGCTGTGGGATGATATGTATCAAGCATCTCTTGACCGCCCTGCTCTTTTAGGTAATCATACCATTCAGTGGATTCCCACATCTTAGAAGATACACCATTCCAGAGAGGACGCCACTCGGGATGTTCCTGATTGAGTCGTCTGTAGTCAACGAACTGACGACGCAAGTTCTCGTATTCAAACGACCCAAGTAGAGCCATTTTCTCACGAGCATAGGCAACAATCGAGATACGATCAGAATTATCGCCAATGATTTCAGTATTGCCGTGAATACCATCGTGGTTATTCACAAGAAGAAGATCTCCTGGATGAAGTTCAACAGCAATGCGATACTCGGGAAGTACAAACAAACACCCTTCCCAACTCTTTTTGCCATCAGGAGAGATACAGCTGATATTAGAGAAGCCATCTGAGAAGTCACCAGCATCTCTGTGTGCAGCAGTACGGAATGTTCGGTTTACTGTAAGAGTTGTGTATGGTGTTCCAGGAACAACAAAAGCTGGATCAATTTTATCAGTGAATGCCTTTTGCTTTCCATACCTTACAGGGAGCAACTCTTCAAACTTACGAGACAAAGTCTGCAAATATGGGTACGACTTTGAAAATAACTCAGGATTCTTTTCAGTGTATGCTGTAGCACGACCATATGGTATGCGAGGATACCGATCAAACCAACCGCAAATACCAGAATTAACTGTATTTGCATACGAGGTATCAGAGATATAAGTATCAACCATATCTTTTGCTGCAACTTTTCGTTCAGCGGGAGACATCGGGCGAACACTTTCGAGCCAATGGTCAAAAAACCCAGTGTATTCAACACCAGCCTTTTTAATTTTTTCTCTCAGCCAAACACTACCACGACCACCCCCAGATGGTTTGTGGCGAGCAATAGCATCTTCAATTGCATCAAAGTCACCATCAAGGGAAGAATCAGGGGCAGAGAAGATTGCGTCAAGGATCTCAGTTTGTAATGGCGTAACCCAGTCTCTATTACCTAACTGCTCTTGCCTTGGACCTGCAGCCATACCACGATTCTGTGTTTCTACTGCGGCAGGAGCCAACCCTTCCATTGCACCCTCTTGTTCTTCTTTGGAGAAAACTCCCTTACGGAACTTGAAGATTACGTTATGTTCACTGTTTTCCTCAAATTTATCGAGGGCATACAAGTCAGTGTCTTCAGTAATGATTTGATCGTATGTGGAGTCATCAAGCCAGCCACCTAGTTTATCATCACAGTTTATCTTTTCAATCGTTAGTTCTTTTATCATAATATATCATCCCAATCAATTTAGACCGATTAGTCCCCACCCATGTGTGGCGATCGCGTTGAGTATAATAAACCAACAAGTCGCCATATGAGTAATCCACCAAATAGTGCGAATACCAGCAACAGTATTGGCTTGTTTGTCAGTCTCTCCAACTTTCTCACCAAGACTTTTCGCCCATATTCTCCACCATTTATACATTATACTCTCTCCCTTTTAAGAAGTCAAGCATTATTTCTAAATTATTCTTCTTCAACAACTGCTTTGATGTATTTCTCTTGGATAGAAACACCTTGCACATTATCCGCAACTTCAACTGCAGTCCCCTTACTCCAATCAAGGAATACTTTATCTTTTGGTTTCACCAAAGTAACTTCTGGTCCAACTGCGACCACAAATGCAGGAATCGCACCTTTATTATCTAATGGAGCAGTAAGGATGATACCACCTGCTGTTTCTGTTTCCTTAGAACTCATTTCCTGCACTAACACATTATCTCTTAACATTCTCATAAATTAAACCCTTAATTAAATTTCTTTGCTCAAACGTATAACATTATTGTAGTTCGAAGCTATTCTTAAAATCGACATATCAACGCCAAGTTGACCTGCAGAATATATCAAGGCATTGGTGTCTTTTGGAAAACAGTGACCACCATAACCTCTTTCTTCTGTTATTTCCATATGACTAGTGCCTATTCTTTCGTCTCGGCTTACTAAATCTTTCACTGTATCATAATTTATACCTGCAGATTTACACACATCGTAGATCTGATTGAAGAAGGCAACCTTTGCTGCAAGGAATGAGTTTACAGTGTATTTCATAATTATGAGTTCTTCAGGGTCTCTAATTATCATTTCACAACCCTGCTTCCAAAACAATGTCGCCCAAAAAAGGTCGTCACCCCCACCAAAGTACATTGAAGTTCTATTGTTGAAATCTTCGAGTGCGTGTTCAGCTCGAAGGAACTCTGGACTAAATGTGATGTTGTGGTCTGGGTAAACTTCTTTGATATATCTCCAGCCTTCCAAAGATATTGTACTTTTGATGAGAACTGGGATATCAGTGGGGCATTCATCAAGGACATCAAAGACATTTGTCATATCACAAATACCAACATCAACATCAGACATTGGAGTGGCTACTGCAATGATAACCGCTTCTGGATCTCCAATAGTATTGTCGTTGAACGCTGGGTCTACGACTGTTATTTCGTTGCCCTTATTGACTGAAAGAGCCATTTCGTGCGCTCTCCCGACAAACCCATACCCGAAAACTGTTATCTTCATTCGTATTTCTCCACAACTATCCCATCACATTTATCAAGAAACTTGACACCATCATCATTTCTTAGATGAGGTTTCTCCCAAACAACACGTTTTATCCCAGATTGATATATCAATTTAGCACATTCAATACAAGGTGCTGTTGTTGTATAAATCGTAGCACCCTCGCAATTATCAGAAGATTTAGCAACTTTAGCAATTGCATTTGATTCAGCGTGAAGCACTTCTGGTTTTGTCTCTAGGAATTGAACGTCGCCATTTGGCCATTTGATTTCATTTTCACACACATTGTCCCAACCAGAGGGCATACCATTATAACCAATGGAGATAATGCGGTTATCTTTTACGATAACGGCACCAACCTGTAATCTTTTTGCGGTAGAAAGTTTAGAGTAAACTCGGGCAACTTTCATATGCGCCCTGTCCCATTTATTGGGTAGAATACCCCAAGTTCTTGTGTATGTATCAGTCATTCTTAGACATCCCACTCATATCCAGCTTTCCTCAATAGGTTCATCGCAATGTATATGTGCCTGTTTGAACCATAATATTTTAAATCTCTAGAGAGATCGTGTTCTTGAAATATAGAAAAATAGTCGTCGCCACAGCAATCATCTTGGATTAAAGGAGTATCAAATTGATCACATAAATGTTGCATGGCTCGCAAAACCTTTTCTTTGTGTAGTATCCACTCATCTTCTGTTGTTGCTAATGGATACCCTGCATTGAGGATACCAGAATGTATGTGGTGTTCATAACCCTCGAATGGAGTGCACATAAACACATGAGATGGTTTTATCTTGGGCAACCAGTACATTAAAACTCTAAATGCAGAGTCTAGAGAACCATTTGGTATGCCTAGATTATATGATCTCACCTTTAAAGTATGCCCGATACGAGTAGACCAAAGTTTGCCCTCTGGCATGCCAATCCCAAATGTATTTGAATCACCGAGACAGATAATACTACGTTTCTTTGGTTCTGTGGGCATTTCTTCACCCCTGAACCCATGAGAATTAATTCTATAAGAAAGGTTGACCCAATCGCCCTGCTTAGGATCCATGGTATTGTAGTCATATTTGTAACCGACTACATCTTCTGCTCCCTCAGGTTCTTGAAAAATCCATCCATTTCTGAGTAACTCGTCGTAGTTATGTGACCAATTCAGCGCATACTGTTCTTCGCTGTCGTCCATATAAAAAGGCAGTTCTTCTGGAGTATGGTCTTTTCCGTTTGCTTTTCCCCAACTTTCTTTCATCGACTACTCTTTCTCTTCTCGGTCTTGTTGAACCCACTCATTAAATTGGGTTGTACCTACTTTATCCTCAACCCATTCTAAAACAACTTGGGCACCTATTTGAGAACCCTTTCTCTCACCATAATAATGACCGATAACATATGCAACACCAATGCAAGTCCATGCTATAAACGTATGTGTTAATGAATCCATATACTTCTCTCCAATTAATGTTACATATCTATAACAAAAATTAAGGTTTACTCCCTACCCTAATAGTTTCGACCCAATTAGCTGAGCTTTCTTTGGCTAATTTTTCGCGATATTTTTCTAACAAGAAAGTCTCATTATTCTGGACATAATCATTAAAGGTATAGATGCACTCTCCGAACATATCACGTTCGGTACAATTTTTGTGCCACATACGTTTCGCCCATTCATAAAATTTACGATCTTGTAACTTCATTATAAACATCCTCCCAATTCTTCATTGTCTTGAAATCACCTTTGGAATGCATATTATGACCATGCTCAATTAAAAGACTTTCAAAACCAACATCGGCACCGACATTTGCATTTTCAGGTTTATCTTCAATCCAATAACAACCACGATATTTTTTACTCAATTCAGCAAGAATCTCGTCTTTATCGGCACCAGTATCAAGACAAATAACTTTCTCAAAAGTGTTCTCACCGAATAATTTATTCAGGTTTCTTTCTCGAAGTTTTTGGGCATAAGGATCTAGTGACAGACTAGTGACAGCAATAAATTTATATTTATGCTTTTCGTGTAGCTTCTTGATGTAGTATTGAGCATCTCTGAGTGGCGGTAGAAAACCAATCGCAGCAGATTCATTAAACACACTGACGATTTTTCTGGCTTCGGATCTCTTCATATCGAATCTTTGGTTTACACTATAAACCTTTTTGTAATCTTCAATAGGAGATTGTCCTCTGTTTTCCATCCAAACCATGAACGCCTCTTCCCAGTCGAGGCAAACTCCATCACAATCTGTGAGGATATACTTATCTTTCATCATACCTCCCACACACTGGAGAGATCTTGTTGGATAACATCCCACTCAGCCATTGTTGTTTCGAGAGCATAGTCTCGAAGTTCAGGTCTATCAGCGAACTGCTCATAAACCTGATAAGCCAAAATATCAGACGGCTCATTCCAGTTATTTGCAGCCAACTCTTGACACTCAAAAACAAACTGACTCATCTTACTCATAATTATCTCTCCAAGTTATCATTTCAATACAGCTATTATACAATAAAACAACGCAAAAGTCAACACTTTTCTTCAATATAAATAGATGAAACATATGTATTAAGTGAGGTTATTATGGAAAGAGCATCCCGATTTTTTGCGTTTCGTACAAGGGATGAGTTCTGGATTGTAGACGAAAAGACCCTCCAAGACGTTCCAAAACCAAGAGAAATGCTAATCAAAAAAGCGAATATAGAATCTATTCGCGAGTATGTTCTCACCCAAAATAAAACAGATTTACCAATCGTTGATAGATGTCGCGACAGAACCGAATGGCATACACCAGAAGGTCGAGAGAGGATACGCCAAGCCAAACTGGGGAATAAGCACCCCCATAAAAATGGTTTGTCGGATACGCATCGAGAAAGGATCAGTAACACTATGTCAGGAACTCGTGTTGGTGAATTTAATCCAATGTACGGAAGAAAACATTCTCCCGAAACAATCGCAAAGATCCGTCAAAAAGCATATGAGAGACCGAAGCGAAAATGGTGCGTTGAACCAAACGGAAATATGCATCTAATAGAAGCAACAGCACAATTACCAGAAGGATGGCAATGGGGAAGATTTTTTGACCCTTATAAACCTGTCTAGTATTTTGTCTTGTTGTTCTGCTCCAGGGTGAAAACCATCTCTAGATGCTCCAATAAATTCACTATTGGTTGGAAACAGATCAGCGAAGTGTAGTTTAGTGTCTCTACAAATCCATTGAATTGCGTCTAAGTTCTTTTGTCTTTGGACAGTTACCTGTGGTTCTTGCGATACCAGATCAATAAACAATTTTTCTCTGAAGTGACTTTCGTCAGTAATCTCTCGGTCACCAAACTTTTGAATACTTATTTGATCCCAGTAAGCGGAAGACCACCCTACTCCATCAGCATTCAAAAACTCTTGTCGGTTTGGTGCTGTCTCTTGAATGTAAACATTTTCTGGTTTGAGTATCGGAACCCAGTACCCAAGAAGTCTTGTAACAGTATCTAACCCAGAACCTGCTTGGGATAAATTCACAAACTGCTCTTTAGTGTTGTGCTTATATGCCCAACCTTCTTCAGGATTAAGACCAAATGCAAGAGTCGTGCTGTCTCCAATGTAAATGTCACACCCTTCTTCAATCTCCCACATTTCGATGTCCATCCGAAATCCATGAGAATTGAAACGATATTCTATTGGTGCTTCGTATTGAGCACGTTTAGGATTATCAACTGAAAACCACTTTAGGGTCTTTCCCCTAACTTCGTGGTGGTAATCAATCGCTTTTTGCATTTTTCTTTTTGCGGGGTTTCTTTTTCGCTGGCTTATTGTATTCCTCGATGCCGAGTGGCTTCATCAACTTCTCAAGTTTGGGATACATTTCTAATAACTTGCCATCTTTGACGCTTGTGAGAATATCTGCCTCTTTAAAATGAAGACCTTCGAGTATTTGAACCCAATTCATTTCTTGTTTCCAAGTCGGAAGATTCTTTAGGTTTCCATTAGGATCGAGGAATGAGTTAATTCTACGCCACTCCATTTGAATAGTCGTATCACCCATACCAACTGGAATATCTCTATCCAACTTTACATTTTCTGGCATGCCGTCGGGAAGACCCCACTCAATTTCCTGCGCTCCAACCCCTGCCCTAACTAGAGGGACAATTGTTTGATTTGTTGATGCCCATTTTTTGAGACGATCAACCTGATCTTCAATTGTTTTTGCTTCGAACACATAGTCGAACCCTTCATCTACTTGCCTAAATTTTATCATTTTTTTCCTCACGAAGATGTGTTATTACATCTGCTTCAGTTTCAATAACCACCCTTGCACCACACGCTAAGATGGGGTTTCCATTATCAGAGTATCTGACCACACTTGGTCCGAGAATCTCTACGTCGTGGCAGTATTTATTAGACCTGCCTTCCTTCACTGTTATGACAGGTTCGTCAGTTCCGTGTTTTAAATTAGCACGAATCTTATGCTGATTTACATGGATATACTTCTTCGCCACTAGAAGTCCTCCGCAACTTCCATCATATTTCGCAATCTAAACTTCACAAAATAGTTCAATAAGTTTGCACGGCTCTTACCTTTTTGTGCCTCGTACTCGTTGATCACATTTTCTTTAATTTCTTGCGGTGTCATTGCAAGATCAACAAGTTGACGATTTCTAATATACCCAGAAGCCATCTCACCCGAAACGAACTCTTCAGGTTTTTGTTTTTTCCACTCAGCAAGTAGAGTCTTTCGTATCGGCTTTTGACGTTTACCCTCTGTGACAAATGTATCATCGTCGCTTAGAATATTGGGGACACCATCACCCTTATCTCCAGTGATGATGTGTTCCATCAATACTTCTTCTGGTGTACCATCCAACTTCACCCACTTTTTCTTGATAGGTGAAAACTGTTGTACATTAGAGAACTTTTGTAATTGCTGGAAGTCGTGGTCTCCAGAAAGGATAAGGAAAGGTTCTGATTCTTCAAACAAAGCACCTTCTTTAGATGTTTGGCTGTACTCAGCAAGTGCACCAATAACGTCATCAGCTTCTGCGCCATCAATGTCAATTACAGGATAAGGTAGATACTCATCTAACTCATTTCTTATCTGATGTAATGCATCAAAAATAGAAGACCAGTCATGACCGCTAGACTCTCTAGATTTTTTACGAGATGCCTTGTAGTAAGGATAAATATCTCTGCGCCAGTAATGGCGATTATCACAAGCGATAACCACCTCACCATATTCATTACCAAATCGCTTTCTATAGTTTCTGATTTGATTTAAAATCATATGACGCAAAAGATCAATGTTCATCTCAACATCTGGATGACCACGTGTTTCCGCCATATAATTAGAGATGAAAGTTTGGTTGTAATCAATAACAATCATTCTTCATCCTCCGTTGGTTCATATCCCCAAGTATATCCGAGGTCTGGGTAAAACACACCATGCGAGCGTTTGGGGTTTCCATCTTTATCAAACGCCATCGCAGTACAAACCCAATTAGTTCGTTTGTCTGCGTTCTCACCATAGAAGTTGTGAACCCACTCACCATCTCGAAGATATGCATTCATATGTTTAATGTAACCTTCAAGAGACTTCACTTTAGCTTCAGCACCTTTGACTGAAGATCTAAGTTCAGACCTCGCACACACGAGTTTGTCTTGGTTGGATTTTATCCACTCTTTGACTTTTTTATATGAAAGATAGTGCTCATCATCTAACTCGAGCACTTTCTTACATACGTTCTTGGGTTGGGTTGGATTTGCTGCTTGACGAGCTGCACGTGCTTTTGCCAACCTCTCACCTGCAGCCTTTCGTTGTTCCTCCGTCATAGGTTTACGCTTGCGCTTCACCTTTTTGGGAGTTTTACGAAAATCGTCTATTGATATACGCTTTGCCATTTAAGGACTCCTTAGTTAATATAGCAAGA